AATACGGGCGTCTGGGATTACGGGTATGGGGAGCTGCAAACGCTCCAGATACCGCGCTGGGCGTTCAACTTCACCGCGTCACACGGCGCATAACACAGGCACACAACGTCAGGAGACAAACATGCCAATATCTTTCGGAGAAACATCAGACGCGAGCGGCGCGTATATACGGGTCAACCTTCCGCAGAACCGCTGGACCGTGAACAAGGGCGGCGATCCCGAAGTCATCGACATGGCCAAGGGCATCGCAATCGACATTGCCAACGTGAAGTTCGGGTGGCTGAAGATCGCCGTCGGAACGCGCGACTGGCAGGAGTGGCCTTCGCCTTCGCAGGCAACGCCTAAGCCGACCGAAACAGACGCGGAAGGTAAGCCAGCGTATAAGCAGGGCTTCGACGTGGACTGCTGGATGGCTGACGGCACCAAGGCGCAGTTCAGCAACAACTCATACGGCACGGGGCAGTTCATCGCCAAGCTGTACAACCAAGCGGAAAACGCGCCGGAGTTTGCTCAAGGCATGGTGCCGGTTGTCAGCGTCACGACGTCCACGCCTGTCGTAGTCGGCAAGGGCACGTCATACGATCTAGGTTTTGCCATATCCAAGTGGATTGCGAAACCGGCAGACAGCACGCCGCCCAAGCCGGAGCCGGTGCCAACCGCAGCGGCACCCGTTTCCAGCGTTGTAGACGCAGACGACTTCGGCTTCTAAGATAACAAGTTCCACGCCTGCTACGGCGGGCGTGGTTGTAACAAAAGTTAAAACGGGGAAGCGGGATGAGCGTAAACTATTTTGCAAAGGTACGGGAAAGCGTCGTAACCGAGATCGGCATGGCGCCGCAGGGGCGCCGCAACGAGGCGCTGAACCTAGCGGCATACGCGCTGGGTCGGCACGCGCACATGGACGCCAGCAACATTGATAGCAGCGTCATAGACTTGCACACGGCGGCCAAGGCAATCGGGCTGCAGGAACACGAGATTAAGGCAACCATTGGCAGCGGGTTCAAGCGGGGCAGCGAAAACCCGAAGCAACTTGAAAACGATGACGCGGTGCCGTTTCAGCCGAGCGAGATGGATCGCCTGATCGTAAGGCTGGCCAGCAAGGATCTGCTGATCCGCGACGAGGAAACGCGCGCCGAGAAAATCGCAAAGGCGCAGGCAGCGTGGGAGCGCAGCGTGCCAATATCACGCGAGAACAAGGACGCCGTCAGACCGGCGCTGCTGTATCTGAACAACCGTGGAATGCGCGCAGGCGTGGCAGAGGGCGTCGCGCGCTTCAGCCCCAGCTTATACGACGGGCCAGCGATACTGTTCCCCGCGACCAACGCCGAGGGCGACGTCTGCGGCGTGCAGGCGGTGCTGCTAACGCCGGACGGGAAGAAGCGCGAGCATAACAACATCAACAAGTATTCACGCGGATCACTGGTGGGCAATGCCATGCGGATCGGCGACCAGCACGAAGGCGGCGCGATCATATTGGTCGAGGGGCCAGAGGATGCGCTGAGCGTGCGCCAAGCGATCATGGGCCACGTCGAGGCGACAATCGTCTGCACGTTTGGCAAGTCGGGCATGAAGACGTTTAACGCGCCACGCGCATCAGACGTCACGATCTGCGCAGACCCAGACTTAGACGTGGAGGCGGTATCCGACGTGCTGCGAGGCGACGGCAGCACAGACGTCCACGTCGTGCGCTTCGACGCGCTGGGCGTGGAAAACGTAAAGGATGCCAACGACTACCTGCAGGAAGCGGGCGCGCAAAAGCTGCGCGAGGCGCTGGCGCTGGCGAAGCCGGTCGAGGAAGTGAAGCAGGAGCGCATCGCAGGCGAGCGCCAGTGGCCAACTGCATACGAGCCAATAGATCCCGCGACAATACCGGCGCGGCGGTGGATCTACGGGCAGCATTACGTGCGAGGCCATGTCAGCGTGCTGGCATCGGCGGGCGGCGTCGGGAAGACGTCGCTGCAAATCGTGGAGGCTCTGTGCATCGGGACGGGCAAGCCGCTGCTGGGCGAGGCCATACACGAGCCGTGCAGGGTGTGGATCATCAACCTCGAAGACCCGCTGGAGGAGATGCAGAGACGCCTTGCGGCGGCGATGCTGCACTACGGCGTCACCGCCAAGGAAATACGGGGGCGCCTGTTCCTCGACGCCGGAAGGAGCTTGAATATGGTGTTCGCCAACCAAGGGCGCGACGGGATCGAGGTGAACGATGAAATGCTCGACTACATGGCGGCTAAGATCAAGGAGAACGACATCGGCATGGTGATGATCGACCCGTGGGTCGGCGCGAACCAGATCAACGAAAACGACAACGTGGCCATGAATGCAGCCGTCGGTGCCGTCCGTAGCGTCTGCGACGAGACAGATTGCGCCGTGGCGCTGGTGCATCACATCCGCAAGGGCAACGGCGACGAGGCGACCGTGGACAGCGTCAGGGGCGCGGGGTCGCTGATCGGGGCGGCGCGTGCGGCGCGGGTCATCAACAAGATCAGCGCGGAAGACGCGCAGAAGCTGGGCGTGAGCGAAGCGGAGAGCCTCGGCATATTCCGCGTGGACGACGGCAAGGCAAACTTGGCGCCGCCAGCCGCGAAGGCGGTCTACCGGCGCATGGTGGGCGTGCAGCTGCCAAACATGGAATATGTCGGCGTGGCCACGGAATATGCGATGCCGGATCTCTTCGACGGCGTGTCGGCGCGCGACGCGATGAAGGTGCAGCGCGCGGTGGGCGACGCGGAAACGCAGGGCGAGCCGCTCCGCGCAAACGTGCAGGCCAAGACGTGGGTCGGCGTCACGGTGGCAGACGTGTTGGGGCTGGACTTGGAGAAGCGCCACGAGAAGGCGAAGGCCAAGGCGATCGTGGGCAAGTGGATCGAGAACGGCGTGCTGCGCAAGACGTCTGCGCCAAGCAAGCGTGACGGCAGGGATGTGCCGTGCGTGGTGGTGGGTGAATGGATAACGGGAGAGGAGGCGGGGGTATGATGGCCAGCGAGACGGGTGGCGTCGGGGGCTTTGGGGGCGTTTCCGCACTTTCCGCACTTACCGCACTTATGGTGCGGCGTGGTGCCGAGGGTGCGGTAAATACGGCAAGAAATCTTCCGCCGCACCACTTGCATATATATATGCAAGGTGCGGAGAGAAGTGCGGGCGTATTTATTGAAGGTGCGGAGATTGATTTGATGGGGATGCGTAGGGGGCATGGTCATGGTTAAGCAGAAAGGGCGTCGGCCTACGGCAAAGCAGATAGCGTCGAGGGGAACGTTCACGGTTGGTGAAAGGACGGAGCCTATACCGGCGGCAGTCTGGGGTCAGCTGGAGCCGCTGGATCGGGTGGCGAGGGAAATGACGGAGCGGTGGGGTGACACGCTGCCGTCGCTGGTCACGCCGGATCTGGCAGGCAAGTTCGAGGCAGCCTATGAGGCGCTGAAGCAGGCGGTCGTCGAGCGTGACGTCGTCAGGACGAACAAGATCGCCACGCAACTCATGGCGGGGTGGAAGCGCATGGAAGCGGAAGCGGAAGGCGCGGGGCATAAGCCGCTGTCGCCGCACGCGTGGTGCGTGGAGCTGGATGGCGGGCAGATCGTGTGCTTCGCGAGGCAGGGATGCGCTGAGCTGCGCAAGCGGTATCCGCAGTGGGTGGTCTACTCGTTCGAGGATGCCGCGTGCATACTGAAGCAGCACTTCAGCGAGGCGTTTCTGCAGAAGGCGTTTGAGACGTTTCCACATGCGAAGGTGACGCGTGTGGTGGACGGAGATGGCAACAATAACATTGAGGATGATATACCATGGTAACGAGGGAAGATATTTTACGCACGGCGGGTGACTTGATCACGGGCGACAGGCAGCGGACGTATGGCTCCGCAAAGGCGTCGCACGCGACCATTGCTGGCATGTGGTCGGCGTATCTCGGCGTGGACGTGACCGAGGTGGACGTGGCGGCGATGATGGTGCTGCTCAAGGTATCGCGGTCGCGCTCAAGCGATCACTCGGACAACTGGGTGGACGTGTGCGGTTACGCTGCGATAGCGGGCGAATTGGAAGCGTCAGGTGGGTAGGGTAGCCTGCGAGGCGTTTGGGCGTCTCACAGCGGCTCTGAGGGAGCGTGATGGCGTGTTTAGCCTCTGCGGCAGACACGCCGACGCTCAGACGCCCGCGCGCGGATACATCAACCTGACCAACTGGTCAACATGGGTGCGGTACAATGATACCACTCTGCAATGCGGCAATATCGCCAACGATACAACCATAGATAGGTGTAAAACGCTAACATGCTGATATTGTTACATAATAAATTTAACATAATAACGATTATCAGACTCCAGCTGCAGATCTTGACCATGCGGTCAGGTTTGACCCCCCCCACTTCGCGCTTCGACGGGGGCGTGTGTGTATAGAGAAACACACACACGCCCCACACCCCCACACCCCCCACGCGCTTGCCATACCCATGGCCCCGCGCTAAAATTTCCCGCGTACAAGGAGAAGCATCATGGCAGGCAAGGCGTTACGCAAGCGCATATTGACGGAGGTCGCCTCCAACGGCGGCGCAGATTGGCTGTTTGACCAGATCGCGTCGGGCGTCACCGTCGCCGAGTTGGCACGCCAATACGGCTGCACGCGCAGTTATGTTAGCAGGAGCCTGAACAGCGTTCCCGAGTATGCCGCCGCGCTGACCAAGGCTCGCGGCGAGGCAGCGGATGCGCTGGTGGAGCAGGGCTTGGAGATGGTTGACGGGTTGAGCGGTGCCAGCAGCCCGACGGAGATCGCCGCCACGCGCGAGAAGGTGCAGTGGCGCAAGTTCATGGCTGGCTCGATGAATCAGGATCGCTACGGCACGCGCCCGCAGAATAACGTCACGCTTTCCATTGGCGATCTGCACTTGGATGCGCTGCGCAAGTTTAGCTCCGACATGAAGCGCGTGAACAGCGACGCCGAAGCCGCCACGATTGACGCGGAATATGTGGAGGTGTCTGATGAGTGACGCCAACCCGTTTGACGACTTCGTTGTCGAGTATTACGACGACCCCGTGCGCTTTGTGCGCGAGGTGCTTGGCGCCGACCCGCTGCCATATCAGGCCGAGTTTCTGGCGGCTATTGCGTCCGGCGAGCGCAAGATCAGCGTGCGCTCTGGTCACGGCACCGGCAAGTCCACGTCTGCCAGCTGGGCGATGCTGTGGTTCCTGTTTCTGCGCTTCCCGAATAAGGTTGTCGTCACCGCGCCCACATCTGGCCAGCTCTTTGACGCGTTGTTCGCGGAGATGAAGCGGTGGATCAACGAGCTGCCGCCTAATCTGAAGGACATGGTCACGGTGAAGTCCGACCGCGTTGAGCTGACGGCGGCGGCCAGTGAGGCGTTCATTTCGGCCCGCACGTCTCGCGCCGAAACGCCGGAAGCGCTCGCCGGAGTGCACAGCGAGCATGTTTTGCTGGTCATCGACGAGGCGTCAGGTGTGCCGGAGAAAGTGTTCGAGGCTGCTGCGGGCAGCATGTCGGGCCACAGCGCCACCACGGTGCTGCTGAGCAACCCCACGCGATCCTCTGGCACGTTCTACGAGAGCCAGACGCGCATGGCGAATAGCTGGTGGACGCGACGCTGGTCATGCGTTGACAGCCCGCTTGTCAGCGACGAGTTCGTTGACGAGATGCGCGCGCGCTACGGGGAGGAGAGCAACGCGTTCCGCATCCGCGTGCTTGGCGAGTTTCCATTGGCGGATGATGACACGATTGTGCCGTACCACTTGGCCGAGGCCGCGATGCGGCGCGACATCGAGGTTGCGCCGAATACGCGCGCCGTGTGGGCGATTGATCCGGCGCGCTTTGGCACCGACCGCACCGCGTTCTGCAAGCGCGAGGGCAGCGTGATCACGGAGATCAAGTCGTGGCGCGGGCTCGATCTGATGCAGACCGTTGGCCGCGTGATGGCTGAATACGATGCGCTGCCCCCGTCGCAGCAGCCCAGCGAGATCCTTGTTGACAGTATTGGCATAGGGTCGGGCGTCGTGGATCGGATGCACGAGCTTGGCGCCCCCGTGCGCGGCGTGAACGTGGCCGAGGCTCCCTCGATGAAGGAGACGTATAACAACTTGCGCACGGAGCTGTGGTTCAAGTGCAAGGCGTGGCTGGAGGATCGCAGCTGCAAGCTGCCCAGCGACGACGAGCTGCTGGCTGACCTGACCGGCATCCGCTACGCGTTCACGTCTTCTGGCAAGATGGCTGCCGAGAGCAAGGACGCCATGCGCAAGCGCGGCCTGCGCTCGCCTGACCTTGCTGATGCCGTGTGCCTGACGATGGCGTCAGACGCGGCAACGGCCCTGAGCGGGCCGATGTCACGTTGGCGTGGCGCGATCAAGCGCAACCTGCAGGGGATTGCGTGACCGCGTAAAAGCGTTTACCCTACCCCTACATGGACAAGCGCTCCTGCTCGCGCTATCTATACCTCAAGCGAGTTTCCTCCCTGTCTCGCGCAACTTGGCCCCGCCGCGTTCCTCCCATTGCGCGCGCGGGGTTTCTTTTTGGCGTTTTAATGTTATTATGCTGGAAGATATAACGGAGGTTACGATGCCCAAAGTTGGATCGAAGCACTACGCGTACACGCCCAAAGGCATGGCGAAAGCCAAAGCCGCCGCCAAGAAGTCTGGCAAGAAGGTGTCATACGCGAAGAAGAAGAAGTGATGTGGACGGCGCTGCTTTTGCTTTGCAGCGTCGAGGGTAACTGCTTTTCGTTTGGCAGCCCTGTAATGCAGAGCGAGAGCCAGTGCATACAGTCCATACCGAGCGGCTTGGAATACGCGCGGCAGATGTTTCCTGCATATCGCGCAACAGATTATCAATGCGTCCAGTGGGGCGAAGGAGCTTAGATGGCTAAGGGTTTATACGCAAACATCCACGCAAAGCGTAAGCGCATTGCTGCTGGGTCTGGCGAGAAGATGCGCAAGGCGGGCAGCAAGGGCGCGCCTACCGCGAAGGCGTTTAAGAAGGCCGCGAAGACCGCGAAGAAGAAATAGCATGGCGCGCACCAAGTCAGAGAAGATCGCAGCAGCGAAGAAGCGCCACGGGTTCACGGCGGTGAATAAGCCGCGACGCGGTGGGCCGAAGAAGTTTGAAGTGCTGGCGGTTGAGGGCGACACGGTAAAGAAGGTTAACTTTGGCGACCCCGCCATGTCCATCAAGAAGGATCAGCCTAAGCGCAAATCGTCCTACTGCGCACGCTCCGGCGGCATCAAGGGCAAGTCGAGCAAATTGAGCGCCAACTACTGGTCGCGCAAAGCGTGGGATTGTTGATATGGCTACCATAGATATATTTAACCTGTCGCCGCGCGACTTTAATTTGCAGATGCAAGAAGAGGCGATGTATCGCACGCCTGCGGAGCTTGACGAGCTGCGCCGCGAATACCGCAACCGCAACAGCATGGCTGGCAAACTGATGGGTCTGCTTGCGCCGGAAGAGGGCAAGCGCCGGTCTACGTTTTTGCCGGTAGACGCGCCGCAAGGGATGTCTATATTTGACGCCTTGCGGTCTGGCCAAGCAACGCCTGCCGTGCCGCAGGGTTTGGTGGATCTTATCACCGGCGGCACGCGCGGCGTTGAATCTGCTAGAGAATACGCGCAAGGCGTGCCGCCACGCGCAGACGCCTTAAACGATGCGCTTGCCATGTCAGGCTTGGCCATGACTGGCGGCGGCGTTGCAGCAAGCACGTTAAGGCCAACGAAGACATCTCTGCCAAGCGCCCCGAAAGAGCGTGGCGACATGATCCTTAACATGCTGAAGGAGGGTGAGGCTGCCAATATTACCGACGACATGTTTGACATGGGCGACAGCGTAAAGACAACGCAGCTAAATCAGTATCTGTTTGAAAATTACGACTTGCCGATGGATGCAGATAGCCGCAGCTTACGGTTGTTCCAGATGGGATATAGGCGCGAGGGCATGCATGGCACGTCAAAGGAGCGAGGCGGAGAGTTTGACGATGAAACCCCTGATATATTGGCCTTCAGGCCGTCCGAGCATGGTGCGATTGGAAGCGGTGTTTATGTTGACCCACTTTTAGATGGCCGCATAGGAGCATCACAATACTTTGCGGAGCCAAATCGTCGTGAGGGTGGTGAATCTGGAGCATACTATCCAATCTTGACTAAAGGTAAAATGATGCCTAGCGGAAATTACAAAAGTATGTTTTCGCAAGCCTTAGAGGATCTTGGTAAAAGTGGTGATAAGAGTTTTGAAGCTAGAAAGGCTGCAGACCGCTTGGTAGCGCAAAGAGTTGCCGAGCAAGGCTTTTCTGGCATGGGTGATATTGGCGAATACACAATTCTTGACCCCGCCAACATCCGCTCCCGCTCTGCGCGTGCCGACCCCAGACTGCCGCACTTGTCCAATATTATGGCTGCCAACGCTTCAAAACCTGTTGGTCTTTTAGTTTTGGAGCAGCAAACTAGAGGAAACCAAGCTCTTGGCGACTTGTTCAAAAATAGTGGGATTGACATAAACACGGCAACAACCCAGCAGATCCAAAGCATTTTAGATCAAGCCGAGAGACGTGGCATATTAGACCCGCGATCAGCATTTAACCTCAAGAGAGGATTGTTAGACTGATGGAACAGCTTTTCAACTTCTTCAGCAACGGTCAGCAGCGCCGCACCGCGCTTGACGAGCTGTTTGCTGGCTTAGAGCGTTACGTTCCCCCAAACCTACGCCCAGCGGTAGAGACGGTCGCCGAGATGAACCCCGTGCAGGGTCAGATGAACGCGATGACAGCAGGCGGCGTTGTCTTCGACCCCGACCAGACTGCGGAAGCGCGCAGGCGCGCTGCGCTTGATATGGGTGTCGAGATGGCGCTTGCACTGACGCCTGCCGCTCTGGCTGCACGCGGATACCTGACGCCCATCCAAGGCGTTATGGAGGGGCTGCTTGGCAGCTCGCCAGCGCAGCAGCAGATCGCAGAGGACGCTGGCAAGCTTGCAGCAGACGCGTCCGGCTTGGCACGCTCAGCGATCCAGCTTGATCCCGACATGCTAGGCGAGATATTTCAGCGCGCTGGCGAAACGGAAGATTTAAGTGCGGCGAGGGTTACGCTTGGATCTGATTACTTTGAGCCTCCGAGGGAAGGCGGCGGGCGCGCTAAAGATCCAGCTATGTTCACGCCGTTTTCTTTAAGCGCCAAACAGAAAGACGCCCCATATAATTGGCGCGTTGAGGGCGAAACGCTTGAAGCCAATACGCCTCCAACGCTGATAACGCCAAGCCAAGACCAAGGCAAAACATTGTTTTTTGCTGCTGGCGACAGAACGGCTGGCGATGTTGAAATCAACAAGCTTGGAGACGTGACGTTAAAACGTCCTGTCAGGCTTTATGCTGGCCCAGAATACATGGATACCGGCGATGTTTGGGCATCACACAAGGGTGTGATGAAACCCAAGCAGAACGTATTGCTGCCGTTTGTTGAAGCTGGCGGCGAAGCAAAGCTTTCATATGCGCCAATGGGCGAAAGGTCTGGAGATTTTGCGAAGCATCAGGGCGAGTTGTTTAGCGAATATATGTATTCAGTAGATATGCCGAAAGATACCGTCAAATCCATAGACGACGAGCTGGCTAAAATTGTAAGAAAATATCAGGAAAAAACTTTAGCTTCGGAAAACAAGAAGCGAGCAAAGAAAGGTTTACCTGAGATCCAAGAAGCCGCCAACATGCCGATCCCAAGCGTGTCCTCAGATGCTTTCAGAGATTGGTTTAGCACGCAAAGCCCAGAGCAAATCAGAAAGCCGTTTATGCAGCGGATCGATCAGGCTGACATGAAAGCGCTGGAAGGCGCGCCAGATGTAGGCTTGATCAGGTTTGGCGCAACCAATCCTGATCTTGTGGATGTGGAAAGCTTCAGCGGCGGTTATAGGTTTGGAACACCTGACGTGCAGCGTGGCCTGCTATCTGCAGATCACCCGTCATACGATACAAAATACGCTGCTGCTGAAGGCACAACATCTGGCACATATGGCACAAGCATCCCGTGGACAATCATGGCAAGAGATACGGCGCTCCCAAGATTGAGAGACGCCGCATTGCAAAGCGGTTATCGCTTCGGGTCTAACACGCCTCCGCGAGACTATACGCTTCCCTCAGACCAGCGCGTATTTACTATGAACCCAAATACAAGCCAACTTATGGATCAGCAGTTTGTTGAAGAAAGCTCAACATTTATGGATCTGGAAAAGCAGCTTGGTCGGCCAGCCGCGATAGAATACGCGCAAGGCTTATTGATGAATTACTTGAGGAATTATTAATTGCGCTCTTCGTCAACAATATCACGTATTACTTCCATGACGTTTGGCGGCAAGTCATCTGACGTGCCTTGTATCATAAACGCCAAAGATAATATTCCTGCAACAAGCGGATCTGTTAGATCAAGTTCTGTATCATTTTCGTCAATCATGCTATCCTCCCATGTAGGGGTGAATGTTAACACAGTGATAAAGGCAACACAATGCCCATAACAACATACGCAGAGCTGCAATCCAGCATAGGCGACTTTCTTGACCGCGATGACCTGACGAGCGTCATCCCGACGTTTATTTCGCTGGCCGAGGCAGACATGAACCGCCAGATACGCCACTGGCGTCAGGAGAAGCGCGCCAACGCCAACATCG